ATTGATGATATACGGCGTGCTTTATAGTCGTACCTAGTGTTAACTCTTGCTTGCCTACGAAGCATACAGCGCCTCGACCTCTTTCGTTTATCATACTCTCGGCTAGCGCGCCTTCTCTAAAGAGCATAGGATAGGCGAAGCCGACTTTACGGATCTTAGCCAGTCTATACGCGTCTCTACGAGTTAACCACTCGCCGTCGAAGCGTACCCTTTTACTAGGATCGAAGCCGCCGAAGTCAGTATATAACCCGCTACTCTTTAGCGTAAATATCTTTCTATTACTTCGGTAAAAGTCTTTCTTTATCGAGGTAAAAGGTATACGGAAGTCGCTAACCTTCTTACCCGCCTCGTCTAGCAGCTTCTTAAACTCTTTATCATTTTCTATAATAAAAGAAGTCTCCATAAGCTACCAGTTATTACCGCCCTTAGTAAATGTAGGGCTAGTTACCGTAGGATAGCTAAAACCGCTATCGCCCGTAGGCGCTACGTCTTTCTTAGCTGCATCGGGTAGCGGAGTAACTGCATCCGTCCATACTTTACTCTTACCGTCGTAATGCGGGATAAGCTCTTCTATCATTTTCTCGGCGAGCTTTCTTAAGTTAGATTGCACCTCTTGATTTTTACTTGACGACTGAGTAGTTAACTCTAAGATCGTCTTGACTGTATGAGCCGCTAAATACTTGCTTATCATATCTACGATCTTTAACGACTCTGTACCAGTTATAGGCGTCGTATAATATGGGTTAAGCTTCGCGTCGATCCAAGTATCAGCGTCGGTTATAAACTGCTCGACCTCGCTCTCTGTAACTGCGGAGCTTGACGCATCAAACTTAATATTTCTAAACATGCTTTTAACTTTCGCTACTGTAGTATATGCCATCTTATCCCTTCCTTAATTATCTACTAACACTATATCGAAGCCTGCGCTAACGCTAGCTCCAGAAGCTCCCGCCGCCGTAGCCTGCGCTCTCATTTCTATATCGGTCTTCTCTGCGAATACTTCCGGCTCATTATATACGTGGCGGATATAGCTACTACCGCTATCGCTTATACTCGATACATGCTTAAGCTGAAACGTCTTACCTAACGGACGCGCTCGAAGCTCTATAACGTAATTACTAGACTTACTAGCTCCCGCTGTAGATGCGTACCAGTCGCGCAAGTAGCCAGTCTTACCCGCAGGTACTGTATATACCGCCATAAGCGTTTGATTATTTAATGGCTGCATAACCGCGCGTACCTTAGTCATATCTGTAGGCGTACCGCTCGATAGCGTAGTATTAACGAAGCAATAGATATGCCCGACATTATCCGACGAGTTGGCATTTTTCATACGAAAGACTCGAAGTAATGGAGTAGTTAAAGCTACTCTAGTCTGACCTGTCAGCGTTATAATCTGAGTAACGACGTTATAATCGGCATCTAAGCCCTGTACCTCTATGTCGAAGGTATCGCTGTTACTTGAGGAGCTTAAAGAGTCAATATCTGCCGTAGTAGAGTAGGTATACCTTAACGCGGATATATGCGTCTTATCGGCGCCGTCGTATATAGTTATGATACCGTCGGAAGTATCGAAGTCAGGCGCAGCGCCGAACTTATGTATAAAACTCGTATCGGTTACTTCGCCTTTCGCTATGCTTAAGCCGTCTTCTACGTTAGCTACTTTTAAGTTATTAGACTTCGTAGCGGATATGTTAACGAAAGTACCCGCCGCATTTAACGCGGTTAATACCGATTTAACTAGCTCGGCGTCGTCTTCAGTACTTATATTATCCTGTATCTTATGGCTCGATGCTTTCGAGTTAGTCTTCTTAAATATAGTCTGTAAATCGAAAGTAGTCTGATCTTCAGCGCCGTTAGTATACGCTACTTTAAAGTACTTCCTGTTAGGTTGAAAACTGAAAGTTTTACTTGTAGCCGCTGATATACTAAACTCGTCTTCTAGATACCACGTTACGCCGTCGGAAGAAGTATAATACTTTAACCCGTTAGTAGCGCTAGCCTTATCTGTATAAACGCTTACGAAGATAAGCGCGTAGTCTAAAGTCTCGCCTGCTAAGCCTGTAAAAGTCTCGCCCGCTAGTAGCGGAGTCGCTGAGCTATTGTTATTACATACCCTACCGTCTAAAACTACTTTAAGCTGCCCGCTATCATTTATCTCTAAGCCGTCTACGATAACTTTTAAGTTACCGTTATTATCGACCTCGATATAATTACCCGACGCATCCTTAACTAGCGCTTCCGCTCTAAGTCTAGGCTTATTATCTAACGGATCGCTAAAGTAAAGATCTAAAGGTATGTTTAAGCTCATTACTTAACTTCTTTCTTCTTAGCCTTCTGCATTTTATCATAACTAGCCTTGTCGATAAACCAATGTAAGCCGCCTTTAGTTAAAAGATAAGCCGCCTCTTTCTCGTTTAGAGAGTACTCTCTAAAGACGTTTATAATTGTATGCCTACCTAAACGCATCTTCTTAGCGGGATGCGGTCGCTTTAGCTTTAACTCTATTTTAATTTCTTTATCTTTAATCTCTTTCTCGCTCATGCTTTAACTCCTTAAACGCGGCGCCCGACCGAAGCCGAGCGCCCTCTAATTAAATCAATTAAGAATTAACTACTTTAACCGCTTTCTGCCATAGTCCATATCCGAAGCCGTCGCGTGTATCAATACCGAAAGGTATCTGTTTACGCATAAAAGCAGCTTCGCCCTTCTCTAGGCTTTCAAAAGTAGGTTGTCTACGCATCTGCCATACGAAAGGCTTAATAGCTCCCGCTCCGTTAATTAGATACCAGTCGTTAGCGTCTGATAGTCTTGAAGATACGACTTTCTTAGCCGCTCCCTTTAACGTATTAGTAGTAGAGCTAATATCTGAAGCCATTAGTAGCTCGTCGAAGATGCCTTCTAGACCTTGCGGTATGATAGCGTATAGCTTCATTTCGCCTTCGTTCGTAGGCTCGCCTTGATCGTCTTTAAAGCCTCTCATAGCAGCGCGAGCGCCGATAAAGTCAGCTTTAATTTTATCAATAGTTACGCCTGTACCTGAGTATAGGTTATCCTGAGTACCAGAGGATCCTTCACTATGTGAGTTAGAGAAGAAAGCTTGCCCGTCGTAGCATAGATCTGTAGTACCTGCTTCTAGAAGGTCGTAAAATCTCTTCATAGGATGCGAAGTACGAGCCTTTCTAGCTAGATCTGCAATACGTACTTTAATCGCGCCTAGTTGATCGTCTTCTAGCTCGTCTCTATCTACTTGTATAGTAGCTTCGTATGATTTATTTTCGATAGTGTAATCGAAGTCTAGAAGACCGCGTAGCTGTCTTTCATCCTTCCACTCTGAAAGATTAGGTACTTGACCTAGCCATCCGTACTTCTCAGACTTAGCTTTAGACTGAGTTTTCATAAGGAAAGGCATAATTTCGCTAGGATCTTCTCCGTTATTATATGCCTTTAAAAAGTCGGCTCTTAGAGCCTTTTCTAGTAATACTGTATCTTTAATTATACCCATTATTTACCTCTCTTTAATTAGCTAGTAGCTCTAAAAACAACATATTGTAGAACATGATCGTTAGAAGGATCTGCCGACATAGTTACATCGATCTGATCTGTAGCCGCTGCTGCTGCGTCGCATGTAACTGGGCTAGCGCCTTCTGTTTTAATCATAACCTGCACGATATCGGTAGCTACTACTCCCGCTACGCTGATAGTCTCGGCAGCGTCGCCGCCTACTGTAGTAAAAGTACCTGCGTATTTAACTACGTGCGAAGGCGAGATAGCAGACGCTAGCATAGATAGCTCTACTGCTCCCGCTGCGATAGTTACAGCGCCGGCGTTACTTATAGTAACGTCGCCGGATACTGCTACTGAAGTAATGGTAGTACCATTACCGATAAGTATTTTAGCGTCGCCGGAAGCGTCTAAAGCTGAGCCTACGCCCGAAGCGTTACCTAGTAGTACATTACCTTCTGCTAGTGTTACTTCGCTGACTTCTACAGCGCTACCTAGATCGCTGTTAGATCCGAGTATACTAACCCATACTTGAGTAGATGAGACGTATCTAACGATACGACCTACAGGTTGTAGGTTACCGCTATCAGTTTTAGTTATAGTAGCGTCGTCGCTAGCGTATACTAGAGTACCTAGATCACTCTGAGCAAAGCTAGATCCAGTTAGTAAAAATACGCCGTTTGTTTTTACATTAACGTATTTATCGCCCGCAGATCCGCTCGAATTATCCGCTTCGCCTTCTGCAATGCCTGCGAAGAAAGCGCCCGACTCTGTAGCGCATGGCGCGAGATATCCAGCGGCGTTATATTTACATAGAGCGCCTTTATAGATAATATCGCTTGCTACTACAGGTACATTAACTACGTTACCTTGTTTCTCTATAATTTCTTTATTAGCTGCTAAAGCTGTCATATTATACCTCTCTTAGTCTTCCTTGTTAAACTTAATAAACTCTTCTGGAGTTAATCCGAAAGAGTCGCATAGTTCTTTCTCTTTCTCTGATAGCATAACCACGTCGTTATTTTCGCCGTCTTTACCTGTAGGCTCTGTATGCATTTTCTCAGATAGAGATAGAACCTCGTAAAAGTCTTTACCTTCGTTTAGAGCGTCAAGCTGAGCCTTGTTAATTTTACCGTCGTTAAATAGCTTAGTATTACGGTCTTCGCGCTCTTTCTTAACTTTCTCTTCTTCTAGTACTTTAACTCTCTCAGAGAGTTTAGTATTTTCTTCTTTCAATCCGCCGATAGTTTTTTTAGCCGCTTCTTCTGAGAGCTTTAGCTCTTCGATTGCCGCGTCTTTCTCTTCTATCTTAGCTTCATGATCTTTTAAGCTGATAGTGCTCATAATATTAACCTCGTTTTTATTGTTAGTGTCTTCTTTCATACTTACGATCGCGTCCATTTTTAAGAAAGGTCTATTAACTAGACCGCCGCCTAACAATGTAGCGCCGTAAGAAGTACCAGTATGAGGATGTACGAAATTCAACGTAAACTCGGGCGAGAAGTACCTAAACTCTCGGTCGCTAAGACACTTAGCGCCTTTAGGCGTCCACTTTACTTGACCGTATAACGTCTTATTATCGTACGATAAAAATACCGACTGTAACCATCCCGCAGCTTCTTTAACATTATGGTCGTAGTCGATACTAATATCTATACCGGTTACTTTATCGTTAAAATTTTTAACGAAAGACTGTAAGTGCTCCTTCGTTATCTCTACCTCGCCGTATGCCTTATGGAAGCCTCTTACGACTCTCGCAAGCTCTATAATGCTAGGCAGCTCTTCGTTAAATTTAATACTATCGTCGTTGCGTAAGCTTAATAAGCATGGCTCTTCTAGCTCGATCTCTCTAATCTTACCGATAACCGCTTTAATACCCTTACGTATCTCTATAGTCCTAAAGCTATCAGGATAAAACTCGCTAGGATCTACTTGGCGTACTCTATAGGCGTCGCTAGTCTCGTCGATCTCTTTCTCTACGTAAAAGCCGTGCGATTTAACCCAGTCTAAGACTTCTTCTTTAGTCTCGAATACGTCTTTATCGAATATAAGCGACTGTATTAAAGTACTATCGCTATCAATATCTTCTAGAAGCTCGTCTATCTCGACTTCGCTTTCTATTATCTTCTGCTCTAGTAAAACATATTTTAAATACATTTAACGCCCTTCCTTTAAGGTTATAGACTTCTGCGCCGCTTCGCTTATAGTAGGCAGCGTCTCGCTTATCTCAGGTAAATTTTTCGAAGTCTTTAAATTAGCTCTAATGTAGCTTTTACAGTTGTGATGATTCGGCGCGTTATAACGTCTAAACTCTGCGTTATCTACTGCGAAGGTATAACCCGCTAACGTCTTACATATCTCGCTTTTAGGATCTGGGTTGACATAAGTAAAAGAAGCTATCTGGTTAGCTACCTCGTCGTCGTCGAAGTATGCAGTACGCGCCTCGTTGACTGTAAAAGCCGCGCTATTCGCTGCGCCTCTCTGTACCGCTCCCCCCTCAGAGTACTTCTTAGCTGCGCCCTCTAGGTCTTGACGTATAATGTTAGGATCTTCGGAAGAAGATATACTCGATTGAAATTGAAATTTTACAGCGTTAGCTAAGTCGGTAGTATTACCCTCGATAATTTGATCGGCGCGCCTGATTAGTACGGCTCTTACATGTTTAGGAAGCCTAGAGTATTCTTTCTCTAAGATCTTTAGGTCTTTATCGTCCAGAAGCTTATATACTTCGTGGTCTGCTTTATCGCTGAGCTTAACGCCTTCTACGGGTACTTCCTTCGCTACCATATCGAAAGACATAGCAGAGATAGAAGATAGCTTACCTTTTAACTCGCGTTTATATCTCGCCTTACCGCCTAGCGTTACGTTATCAGTCGCTTTTATCTTATCGGTCTTAGATAGCTTCTCATAGTTACGCATAATATCAGCTATGTATTTCTCGCCTATAAAATTTAAGTTAGATATCATTAGCTCGCGTAGCTCTTTACCGCTTACGTCTATCAGACCTCTAGGAGTTTTAGCATCTTTTAGCCTTACTATCTCGCCTAGTTTTTTAGTATCGTCGCCGCCCTCTTCTTTATCATCCTCTGAAGCGTCTTCTATGGGCTCGTTATCAGGTTCGGGCGGCGTATCTGAGTCGTCGTTATCTTGCGTTTTATCCTCAGACTCTTGATTATCTAATAACTCGCCTTCGGCTTTCTTCGGAAGCTTATGTACTCTACGTATATGGTCTTCTAATGGCTCGTCTACGGTAATGATACCGCTGCTAGCGTAGCCTGTTACTACTTCCATTAGTTCTTTACCCGCTTTATCTGATATACCGCTAACTTTCATAGTCGGGTATACGCCTACACCTTCGCCATAGTTCATACTTATGATCGTAGGTATAAGGTTAGTATTGACTATCTCGGTTATTATGCCCGCTATATGCTCTATACCGTTTAGGAAGAAGTCGCTAAGATCTGTACCTAACGCATAGGCTCCGCCGTTACCGCCTGTACCTAGCTCTAAGAAGCTAGCTACTACGCTATCCGCCATAGCTTCATTTTCGGCTTTAATAACTCTCTGTACCTTCTCAGGATCGAAGGTATTATTATGTAGTGTAAGCTCGTAGCCTTCGGGATACATAATATAACTATTTTGCGCCGCTGTATATGCAGCTAGTAAAGTCTCGGCGTCTGCATACTCGTTATCTGTAGGCTTAACTGTACGAGGTACTTTTAAGGTAGGCGTCGCTATAGCGAAGCGCTCGATACCTATAATCTTTAACTCTTCAGATAGCAGCTTACGCTTATAAGCTCCATACATAGGGCGTAATAAAGAGAAGCCGTTATCGTCGCCTTCTTTCTCGTTAAAAAAGAATAGTAAATTTTCAGCGTCTATGTATGCATCTGTAGTTACGTCGCCCGTCTGCTCTTGATGTATCTTCTTTAGGAAGCCCGTTACCTCGTCGTGTATCCACTCGGTTATGGTCGTCTGAGATCTAAAAGCTAAATTAGCTATGCCTGTATACTGACCATACTCAGGATGATTAAAATTAGCATGTATAACTTCGAAGGCGCTATAGCCATGTATCACGAAAGTTAATATTTCGTGTAGCTTAGTACGCCACTTTATATCGTTAAAAAATATATGCCTGATTAAGCTCGCAGCTTCTACGTCTTTAGTATCGTCGCTAACCGCTTCTATATCCCAGTCAGCGCGCTTTATCGGGTTAAAGATCGCCGCTAGTATACCTCGGATTTTAGGATCACTACGACGCATTTTATTATATATCTGAGCCGCCTCGTGCCCTTGTAATGCGCTTAAATACTCTTCGGTGTAGACGCCGCTAGCAATACTAGTGCCCGACTTACCTATAGGCTTCGAGTTAAAAATAGTTTTATTTGACATTATTAACCTTTCGACATATATTTTAATTTTACCGTATGGTTAATATATATTACTAGAAATATTTAGAAAATACTGCCTATAAAGTTATCAATACTCTCTAACTCGTATACGACGCGTTACAGTAGCCGATGATATGTTAGGACGTACTCGGCTAGTAGTGATCTTAGCAGGCGTACCATGAGATACCTGATCGTAAAAACATAGTAGCAGCGCGTCGGCTTTATCCGGCGACCTATTACCTCGCTTCTTATAGTCGTCTTTCGACTCGACGCATCTACGCCCTTTACGGTCTACCTTAAATCGCCTATTAGTTAACTCGTCGTATAGCTCAGTATCGAAGGGTATACTAACCTCGTCGATGATCTCTCTAAAAGTGAACCAGATTTCACTTATAGCTGTGTCGTACTTATCAGGATCTTTCGGAAGCTGATTAAAATTAACGTCGATAGCGTTAAAGCCTCTAGCCCTCAAGCCGTCGCTTACCCCGCCGCCTACTCCAGTAGCATCGACTAGGATAGTATCGGAGTTATCGAAGGTTAACGCCGCTTCGCTTATTACCTCGTCGACGCCTGCCTTAGTTAGCTCCTTCTCTGCGATAACCTTGTAGCCATGCCTACGATAAAACTCTGTACGATCCTTACCGTAGCGCGCTACGTCAATACCGCCGAAGTATCCGCCTACAGGCTCGATAGTACGACGCATAGCCTCGTCGACCTGAGTACGATTTAATATGCTATCTTCAGACTGGTATAACGGCTCGCCCTCCCATATATGTAGGTACTCGTCGGGATCTCGTTTATAATCACGCTTCCGCTCGTCGTCTAGCGTGTCGTTAAAGTATGGGTTATCTCGATAACTAACTTGCTTAACGTATGTCTTCTCGTCGGGATCTATACAGAAGCGATCATATACAGGATCGTGCTCTAGGAAGCGGTTAAAGCTTACCCATATCTCAGAGTTAGGGTTACGTATCGTCGGTATAAGTATATTAAGGCTCTCGTTAGAAATACTCTGACCTTCCTCGATCCAACATATATCAATACTTTCTAAAGATTTAATTTCTAGTGTATTATGCTTAAGACCTCGAAAGATAAACTCTGTACCGTTAGCAGTATTAACTATAGCTTCACGCGTTACGTTATACATAGTCAAGCCGAGATCTTCTATGCAGTCTTTAAGTAGCTTATGTACTGAGTCGCGTATGCTCTTCTGTATTTCTCTAGCACATAAGATCCTGAGACGCTCGGAAGCTCCTAGCGCTAGCAGCGCCCTAGCGAAGCTATGAGACTTACCCGAAGCCCTGCCGCCATGATAGACCTTGTAACGATATTTACCTCGTGTAAATAGCGGCTCGAAGATCTCAGGTATTTCTATATTTATTTCTCGCATAGCTGTTTATTTTCGACCTTCGTAAAATTGATTATTAAGTTAGGAGTACTACCTAGATCTGATACCTCGGCTCCGAAGATATTATAATATCGACCTAGTAACTCGATCGCCTTCTCTTTAGAGAAAAACTTAACCCGAATAGATCCGGCTTTAGTAGTGTATATCTCAGTTATTAGCATGCGCTGCCATTTCTCTAGCTTCTGGAAGTCTTTAACTTGTAGCGTCGTAAATCTCTCGCCTTTAAAGTCTATAACGCTAGCCTCCTCGAAGAAGTCGGTAACGTCTAAAAACGCGGCGTTTTTAAGATATCTAATAACCTCGGTTACGTCGTATTCGGCATCGGTCGCTCCTGCCTTTATAAGCTCCCTCACGCGATTTCTAACAGAGTCGCGCTTCATAAGTCTATAACCTACCTTATCGTGCGACTCGCTAAAGCCTGCGGCTTCTGTAGCCTCTCTATAGCTTAACGTCTTCGCGTAGGTACGACACCAGATCTCTTGCTTGTCGGTTATCCCGTCGAGTACTTCTATATTTCTCATATAAATATATTAATTGTATTTACATTTTAGGTCAAGACTATAGGAAGAAAATTTTATCATATTACTACGCCTAACGCAGCTCGGCTTCGCCGATAAAAGACCTACGTAAAAAAACTTTTACACTCTTTTACATTTTTGACCTCGTAAGGTATTGAAAATAAAGACTTGTGTAAAAGTGAAAGATATTAAGGGTACCACTTCACGGCTATATATTTTATGTGCGTTATGTGTTATTACCTTCTTATACTATTATATATATAATATATATATTTCTTTATATATAAATATTTACACTCTTACACCGACGCAATGCTCTAATAAGCAGATCAACAACTTAACTCGTGGCATTATTTTTTTTAACTTTAACAAGGTGTAAAAGTTTTTTTACACTCACATAAGCAATCGAGAAATAATCGCAAGATTGACTTGACAAGTCGTTTATAAAGTTTATATAACGTCTCTATTATAATATCATGTAACATATTAAGGAGTACAATGTCTAAAACTATTATTTTTAACGTGGACGATGTTTTTTTTAAAGTATTTGAAAATTATCGTATTGAAAATGGATTAAATCGAAGCTCCGCAGCTAGAAATTTACTTTATGAAGCTTTAGATTATAAAGCATCCCCTACGAGGGAGCTAAAAACATTAGTTAGGGTATCGTTATCGCCTAACCTTAAAAATTTATTATCTACTGTTAGTTATCATCTTGATTTATCTATATCTTCTATAATTAACTCAGCTATCGATAGTTATTTTAACTATAAATTGAGAGATTTTAAATTTAATTTCGGAGGTAAAACTATTACCTTCTCGTTCTATTTAGAAGCCGAAAATAGACCGAGGTTAGCTAATACTGGTATATATAATAAGAGTACAGGTAAGTTAAAGAGCGATATAACCAACGAGGTTATAGGATGCTATCTAATGACTTTAGATTTACCCGACGAGATATACGACTTATTAGTAGAGTATATAGACGACGACCACGACGATAGTACTTTCGAGGATCGCTTAGAAGAAAATTTTAAAGAAGGCGAGGATATATTTAGATGCTTAGATTAAAAGATGCTTCTTTATATGATAAGTCTTTAGATAAAGAGATTAACGGCGGGCGGGTAAGCCCTAAATATCGTTTTAACTATAGTATAAACGGATGGCTTTTATATGCTCTAAACGGCGTAGCCTCCGAGGTCGACCTAAGGGCTAGTCACGTAGTATTAAGGGCTTTATTATTTTATATTAAGCATGGCGACGATGCTATAAGCGAATATAATTATGGAGCGCTTGATCGAACTTGTAGCCTATCTTTAGCTAGTAGAGTACTATCGAAGTTACCTAACAAGTTACTTCGTGGTTCTAATGGGCTAGATAGTCGGCTTATGACTAACATTATAGCGTCTTACTTATCTACTTTAGGCTTAGAAGAGGCAGAGCTAGAAGTCTTAGAGAAGGTCTTATCTCGCGGGCGCCTTGACTGACATAACCCCGACGCATGGCTCCCATAACGCAGTAGCATGTTTTAAATGTATATCTAGGCTCTCTTCTGGTACTACGTAGTTACAGAGATCTTCCGACTCTGGTTTTAGATGCCAAGTATTAAGCATAGGCTCGTAGTAGTAGGTATGGCTTTCGTATGTCGCGATAATGTAGTACTTCACTATTTACCTCGTCTCCTAAAATCGCTAAGTTTAGTTACATTTCTTAATTTTAGCATTACGGTATTAGCTAGCGCATTTTCTACTAGCTCTATATCATTTTCAGCGTTAGCGACTGCTTTACGCTTCGCTTCTTTAAAAGATCCGAAGATCTCGTAGTTATCCACGTCGTCGGTAGTCTCTTCGATATCGTACCCTTCGGCTAATCCGATGTAATTTACTTTATAATTCATACTATACCTCCTTAATAAATTTCTTCAGTAGCTCTTCTACGATCCTAGATACTGTAACTTTCTCTCGCTTACATATCTTCCTAACTTCTGCCAGTACTTCGGCGTCTACAGTTATCGAAGTATGGGCTTTCTTCTTCTTTCTAAACGGGTTAAGATCCATTTTAGTAGTAGTATTTTTAATCATAACTTACGCCTCCCTCTTATAGTATTCGTTCATATAGGCGTCTATAATTTTAGTAAGCTCTTCGATGTTATCAATATCGTTATCTGTTCTATACGCTTTCTTCTTTTTAGTATATCTTCTTCTAGAGTTAACTAGATCTCTTAGTCTATCGTCACCGTCTTTAATCGCGTCGTTAATTGACTTTCTATATTTCTTCATATCTTGCCTCCTATACCTACATAATAGCATAACTAACGCATAATGTCAATACTTATTTTAACATTTTTTTAGACAGTAATTACATATACTTATAGAATTATATTGACGATCATATAACCGACCGGTTATAATTAATATGCCAGTAAATCGCACTCTTATTGAGATTTATACATTCTACTTTAGATTAGCGCCGCTCTTTAGCGGCGTTAGTCTTTATTATCCTTATTATGGTCGCTATGTCGATCTTCTCTAGGTCGCATCGGTAGCGACTGAAAGGGCACCCTATGCAGCTAGGGTATTTAATACAGATCTTAGAGACTTCTTTACTTAGCGCTTGATCCATATCTCTTGCGTAGTCTATTTCTTAAACATTGGTTGTCACCTATCATGCTTAGGTCTAGGTCATCTTGGTATTTTAAAAACTCTATAACCTCATCAAGCATGCCTTTTTGTCCTGCGTAATAAAATTCTTGGGCTATTTTGTTTCGATCTTCAAATGTAAAATTACCATACTCTTTTTTCAACTCTTCAAATGTCATACTCATCTTACCTCTAACGGGGGAAGGGACAATGCCCTTCCCCTCCAAACAACGAATTATCTATTGTCTCTGTTCCCATGACCTGTCATAGTCCTTTTAGGGCTTGACTCAGGCATATCAAGTGGCTGTGTTTCAGCTACATAATCATTTAAAAAGTTTTGCATTTTTAGAACAATCTCTCTAAAACGTGTCTCGTCAGGTTTCATTATTGAACTGTGCATTCTAGCACTCGCTGACAATCCGATTTCTTGCTCCAGTGCGTCAAGTTGATGAATGAAATCTGCAAGGGCTTCGTTTTCTGGAAGCTCGTAAACTTCTGCCTCTCCAAGGTCAATGTTTGTCGGATGCGATTCTGGTAAGTCTTGCATTGGCTGTGCTGTCATCCAATCAAAATAGTTGACGAGTGCTCTCAAGTATGAATGAAATCGTTCTAGGTCTTTGTCGGTTGTGAACATAAGCCCTGCCGAGTTACACTTGTGCACCTCTTGCTTGATTCTGCGTAGCCTTCTAACGATGCCCGCGATGTCCATGTTTTGTACTATCATAGTACCTCCTATATAGGTTTTTTAACCCCCCTCACCATGAGAGGATCTCAATTATACATTACTCACCTTCAAACTCCTATATTTCAATTTCCTTCTCTTCTGTTTTCAAAAGCTTGCGCCATCTAGTTAAATATTCTTCATGAATACCTGTAGTCCAGTTTGTTTGTTCTATTGTTCCCTTTTCTTGATATGTATATCTATACAGCTTCACAGTCTTTTTCTTCGGTTCAAATAGAGAACAATAAAATTCACTTGGATTTAAAATTCCAACGCGTGTTACGCTATTGGGTAAAATACATTCTTTTTGTTTAATACAATTCTTACAACTCTTATCAATCATCACTTACTCCAAAGTCTCTAATGTATTCATTTAGAGCATAATTAAAATCAATCATATTTCTGCACTTCTCAAACCTGTTTATAACCTCATCAATCACACGCTTTTCGGTCACCATGCCTTCCATTTCAGTCCTTCGATACAGTTCTGTTAATTTAGCAAAATCTGTACTACAAATACCATGCTCTACAAATATCTTGGATATGTCTTCATATAATTCTTTATTCGTCTTACTCATCACTTACTCCTGTATTTCTGTTTGAGTTCATCAACTATATAAATGCAAGCAGCCACCTTTTCGTAGTCTCCACGAAGCCTTTCCCAATCTTTTGATGCCGCACGTATAAACCCTATAACCTCATCAATCACACGCTTTTCTGCTGATTTTCTGATAGTCTCTACGGCATCACTACCTACGCCAATGGTTTGACCACAAGTTCCGCAAGTTCTTATATGATTACTCATTACTTACCGCCTTCTCTTAATTTTACAACCTTAACGTCGGGGTTATCTTCTCCGATGTTAACCCTCTTCACGTAGTCGCTGTAGGCGCTAACGTCGTTACATTTCGGGCATGGCATAACTTCCTTATGCGTAGTCGCGTCTAGCATTATATGCCTTATTATATACCCTCGATAACTGCATTTATTACACGCCATACTTTATACTCCTATACTATCGAAATAATAACCGTCTTTACTACGCCTTAACGGGTAGCCCTTCGACTCTACTAACTTATAAAACTTCGTGCGCCCTATCTTGCTAGATCCTTTATTAGTATCTAGTAACCACTTCCTGAAAGCATCCCATAGATCCGCCCTATAGATGCTTAGACCTTCCTTAATCTCTAGGCTATTGCCCGCGGCATTGACTACTTCGCCTTCTTCAATATCCTTTAGAAATAACCCGACGTTATCGTTTTCAAGCTGCCATGCGTCCTTCTCAGCTTTACCGCTAGAGCTTTCAGAGAAGAAGCCGCCGCTTTCTATTAACCGCTGTAGACCTCGCAAGGCGAAGTTAAGCACTCCGCGAGGCGACTTGTTAAATACGAGCTTATCTATATCTCGGTACATTTTACCCGTATATGGTTTATTAAATTTTACTATCGTCCACCTTCTATCATGCGCTTTATTACTGCCGTCGAAAGTCTTAGGTAGATCGTTAGCTCCGAAGATATGTACGGCAGGCATAGCCGCCCGTAGATCCTTCTTATTTTTACGCCTGATTAGCGCAGGCTCGCGGTCTTCGATCTGTTTAACCATAGCGTCGGATATAACCGGGCGGGTATCTATATCTGTCACGAGGTTAACTAGCTTATGTAGCATCGACTCCATATTGAAGCCGTTAAACTCGTGAGGCGGCACGTTACTAATGTTATCGCGCCCGATTAGATTCATAAGTATTTTACATATAACAGACTTGCCCGACTGAGGTACGCCGTAAAGGAAGAATAGATGCGGAAAGGCAGGCATTAGCGCCGCGCCGAATAGCTCAGATAAACACGCGATCTTCTCTAGTTTATCGTCGTCTTCTTCGAATATTCGTAGTAGCATTTCTTCGAAGTCAGTATTAACCTCGGTTAGATCTTCCGAGTATTCGAGATCTATAATATGAGTTATATAATCATGCTTATCATGCTCTCGGAAGTCTAGGCTATACTCGCCCTCGTTATCTATAAGATGAAGCGAGCCGTTAATAAAATTAGTTACCTTCGGGTTAGGCGTGAATAGATCGACTCGCTTCGGCTTAGAAGGCGCATATGCTAAGAAAGTCTTAAATGCGCTCTCGACTTGATTACTTCGGGCGTTAGCTCCGAAGGTCTTATATAATTTACGGCGGAGGATATCAGTCTCTCTAGTCTCTAGGATCTGCCAGTAGCCGTCTTTATAATAAAATAGGTCTTTCTCTTGCTTAAGTAAGTTACCGTTAGTATACGACTCTATACTCCCGTCGTAGACGCATCCGAAAGACTTAGTAAGTAGGCTATGTACTGCCGCCTGTTCTTTCGGCTTCTTCGCGTCTGCTTTCTTCTCTTCTAGTTTAACCTTCTGGTTATCTGTTAGGTCTTCCGCTATAGGTCGCTTCTCGAACTTTACCTTATTATACAGCTTGCATTTTTTAGAGCAGCGAGCGGCTTTAATCGGATCTTGACACCCGTGGTTATAATATCGTACTCGGTTATAGATATCGTTAACGATGTTATCTACTTCGGCTTGACGATCTACAGGCATGTATTTAGCTGCCCAGTCTCGCATAATCTCTGTAGTCTTCTCTTGATCGCGCCCAGTCTTAAACATATCGTTTATAATAACTAGCGCGGTAGTATTACGGTCGCCGACTTCTGGCTCGCGCTTTAGTAGCGCCTTGATACATAGCTTATTATCGAAAGCCTCGATATCGGTAGGAGCTTCGGCGCTCCCTGCGTTATCCTTATTATATTCGACCTCGATTTTAGACTGTTTATATAAATCTACCAGTCTAAGTAATGGTTGAGCACTCGCCGCGATATTAGTATAGAAGCTCTCGCCTCGGCTCTTCGCCGTCGATAGGATTATATCTATATCCCAGTCTTCTTTAACTAAGGTCTTGTATAGTCCAGTCTTAGGATGCTTCGAGTTAAGCGCTCGATGTTTATTATTAGGCGAGTAGATCGACGTATCGATAGTCGGGTAGTGCTCTTTAAATCTAGCGGCTAGCGCCTTCATATTTCTAGGTAGGTCTTCGCCTGTAGTTATCCCGAAATTTATCGCGGGTATTGATACATGAAAGCCCTTAGATCCTGAGAAGGCTACGAAGTAGTCTGGTACGTCTAAAAACTGTAGAAAGCGCCTAACGTCGCTAAGTGACTCGCTAGGATTATCGCTATCGAAGTCGAAATGTATCATCCCGAAGACCGGCATAACCTCGCCTTCATATTCTTTAAAAGTAGGCTTACCGTTATCTAGTTTTAAATTTTCAGACCGTACGTTAAATATACAATGATATGCCTCGCCTGTATTCGCTAGCATCTTCTCGCGCAGATCTGAAGCGTCTAAGTGACCTTCTGTATTTTTAATTATCTTACGATTTACTAAGTAATTTAGCCACGCCATTATTTACCCTCCCGAAGTATCGAGATTATAAAGTAGGTCATTTTATAATGTCAAGTGAGATAAAAAATTGCCTATTTGCTAGTCGCGACATAGTAAAATCATAGATACATATTTTTAAAAAATACGCTTGCGCTATAATGTTATCTATGCTAAGTCTAGTTAAAATCTAAAATGGAGGTATAAATTGAGCCTAGTTAATAGAAAGATAGAGAGGATAATAGACGGCTTTACGATGTTAATAACTGAGCTAGAAGGCAAGAAAGACGGCGAGGATATGAAGGAGTTAATCAGAAGAGTATATAAGGAAGCGATGACTATAGCCTTTACTTTAGAAGAGCGCGAGGCTTTCGTTAATATGAAGGAATCGAAAGATGAAAAAATCAACTAATAAAAAATATAAAATGCGTACTACATTAAATTTAGATTATGATTTACATAAAGCGTTAAAGATACATAGCGCTAAAGTATGTCGCCCTATGAGCGAGGTAGTTACAAGGCTCATAGAGAGGCATCTAAAGCTAGGTAAATGGAGTAAATAGTATGGATATAGAAGCCGCGTTTTTAGAAGACGGTACTTTTATTAGTATAGAGTACGCTCATATAGATAAAATGTATTATCATGCTTCCGCAGGCGAAGGCGATAAGCATTATGTAGATACGTTTTACGTCGGCGGGTATGTAACTCGTAATTTTAATATAAAACAGGTTAACTATAAGCTAAAAGAACCTACTAGCATAACCTCGCCTGATATTATATATAGAGAAAATTACTAGAGTTTAGCGGCGTGGGTAAATATAATTAATATTATAAAATTTAGTATGTTGCGATAAAAGCGAGGTAAAAAATGTACGAAGAAAGTAATAAGGTCAGAGAAGCGTTAAAAGACGAGCTAGAAGGTAAGAAGAGCGATCTAGAAGCCGCGGTTAACGCGTTAGTAAGTAACTACGATGCGTTAAAGTTACAGCTTCGGGAGTATGAAGAAATGAACGAAGCTAGTATAATGGTAGCTCAGAAGTTAAGAGAAGAAAATGAAGAGTTAAGAAATGAGATTAAAGAGCTGAGGCAAGATCTACTAGCATATAAGCCCGCTAACGGCGGCTTTTAAAAGAGAGGTAAATAATGGAAGCGAAAGATGTTAAGAAAGACGACGGGCTAGAGTTAAAATCTAAAGCGCTAGAGGCGTTAGCGACTTCGAAAGAGTTTATACTAATAACGCTAAATAAAGAAGGTAAAGGTACCGCTTTTAGTTATGTAGAGCCTTTTAACCTAACGAAGGTTATAAGCGTAGCGGGCGAAGTAGTTACAGCGTTAGCGAATAGCTTACAGTCTAAGATTAAGTCTAACGAGGTTAAAAATGGATCTTCCAAGTAGAGGCGAGCTAAGCAAGTATCAGCTAAGAGTTATATTCGATACGCTATGCGACGGCGAGCAGGAAGCCGCCCTACCGCTCGTATACATGCGTCAATTTAAAGACTGTATAGAAATGTACTTCTGGTTACAGCGTAACGGCGTTAGAGGTAAGAAGCTTGTAGAACTATTTAAAGAGAAGGGTAGGCTCGGCGCTATAACCTATATACGCGATCGGGCTATGGGTAGGCGATATACTAGCGAAAGGTTAAAAGGCGATGCGCTTAGTTAAATTTTTAGTAGTGTTTATTATGGCGCTATATCTATTTACATTTATTAACGCGGTCTTAGGAGTTTAATTATGAATAATATAGGCGGAGTATATCTAAATACCTTCGAGCCTCAGACTATAGAGCAGGCGGAAGCGTTAAAGAAGTATATAGAAAATAACTTTAATCACGACATTACTACGCTAGGCTTTATTAAAGGTCTACTACGTGGGCGAAAGGTAAGAAATATAACTAGAGATAATACCTACGAGGTTATCGAGGTACAGATCAAAGGCTTTATAATATCGACCGGTAAGAAGTTAGAGTACGTTAGCTATACGAAAGCTTCCGACTGGAAGCTAGAGCCGTATGCTTAAGAAATGTAGCTGCGGCGAAGTTTTTAATAGCTATAAAGATATTAAGGAGCCTATAGCGATAAACGAGCTAGGCTTCTGGTTTAATTGTCAATGCGGGAGTACGTTACTAATAGAAGAGCCTGAGATACCCATAGTAACGCCCTGCGATACTAAGAAGACCGACGTTATATATTTAGACGCGAAGACCTTTGAAGTAACCGAGGTCGTAAGAAAGGGTAAGGTAATATATGAGACTACTACCGATAATTAACTTAGCGCTGCTATCATGGGCGTATCTAATACAGGGCGACGAGCTTCTAGCATTACTTTTATTATGGTTAGTTAATTTAATCTATACGCTATACGTAGTTATAGATCAAGCTAGAAAGAGATTTAA